AACAGCAGGTATTGCTAACATTTACGAACATGTAAAAATTCTTAACGAATTAGGTTACAACGCAAGTATCTTACACGAAAAAAATGATTATAAACTTAGAGGTGACGAAAACGGGCAAGGTGTTGCTGATTGGTTAGGCGAAGAATACGCACAATTACCACATGCATCTATTGAAGGTCAAGAATTAATGATTACACCTTCAGATTTTATTATAATCCCAGAAATCTTCGCGAATATCATGGACCAAGTAAAAAGCTTCCCATGTAAAAAAATTGTACTATCACAAAGTTATGATTATTTATTAGAACTTTTACCTATTGGTAAAAAATGGGATTTTGATTTTGGATTTAACGATGTTATCACAACTTCAAAAAAACAAGCAGATTACATCAAATCTCTTTTCCCTTCAATTATGACACACGTTGTTCCTGTGTCAATCCCTGAATATTTTAAACCTTCAGATAAACCTAAAACACCAGTTGTTGCTTTGTTAACTAGAAATGCTGGTGATGCAACAAAATTAGCTAAAGCGTTTTATTTACAATTCCCTATTTACAAATGGGTTACTTTTAAAGAATTAAGAGGTTTTTCTAGAGAAAAATTCGCTAGAGAATTAGAAAAATGTTGTTTAGCTGTTTGGATTGATGACCAAGCTGGGTTTGGTACCTTCCCTTTAGAAGCTATTGAATGTAACACACCAGTAATTGGAAAAATACCTAATATGGTTCCAGAGTGGTTAGAAAGTGTAGATGAAAACGGTGATGTTTCAGTAAAAAATAATGGTGTTTGGACTAACACAACTTTAAACATACCTGAATTAATTGCAACTTACTTAAAAATATGGTTAGAAGACGCGGTGCCAAGTGATTTATTAGAAGGTATGGCTGAATCTAAAGGTCTTTATACTTTAGAAAACCAAAAACAAGCAATTACTGATGTATATGGTGCTATTTTTGAAAATAGAACTTCAGAATTAAAAATAACTTTAGAGAGATTTGAAGATGCTCTAAAAGAAACTACAAACGCTTAATAAAAATGGAAAATAAAAAAACAGATATCTCGGTAATTTTACCAATTCACGAATTAGACGACGTGACTAAAAATTCATTATCTAACGCAATTAAAAGTGTTGAACTACAAATTGTTAGACCTGATGAACTTATCATTGTTACCCCTAAAGGTAGCGATGTTTCAAAATATGTTAAAAAATTAGATTTTGGTGAAATTAAAGACATTGTAACTATTGTCGAAAATGACGGTGAAACAGATTTTTGTTCACAAATTAACTTTGGTGTAGCTGCTGCTAAATCAGAATGGATTTCTATCTTAGAGTATGATGATGAATATGCTAAGATTTGGTTTAAAAACGCTGTTGAATACAGAGAAGCTCATCCTAATGTAGATTTATTCTTACCAATTGTTATCGATGTTGATTCTGAAGGTCGTTTTATTGGTTTTACAAACGAAGCTGTTTGGGCTAATAGTTTTTCAGATGAATTAGGTGTTTTAGATAACAACGCTTTGTTAGCTTATCAAAACTTTAACATTGATGGAATGGTAGTTAGAAAATCAACCTATGAAGATATGGGTAAACTTAAACCTAGTATCAAATTAACGTTTATTTATGAATTCTTGTTAAGATTAACATTTAAAGATGTTAGAATTATGACAGTACCAAAATTTGGGTATAAACACGTAAATCAAAGACCAAAATCTTTATTTTCTAGTTACAAAGAAACTATGAACCCAGCCGAAGCAAAATGGTGGCTACAAACAGCTAAAAAAGAATATTATTTTGCTAATGATAGAAAAATAACGTATGAAGTATAAGAATGATAAATGGCTACTAAACGAGGACGCAAAAGAACAAATGAAATGTATTTTGGTCCCGAAGAAGAAGAAGCAGTTATCAGATTTTTAGAATCAGAAGATTCCAACGAAAGAAATTTAATATTCAATGAATGGTTAAAAGCCCCTTTGGATAAAATGATAGAAGCAATCATCAGGAGATATAAATTATATAGAAAGGGTGAAACTTATGAAGAACTTCATAGTGACACCGTTTCTTTCTTGATGACGAAAGTACATAAATTTGAAGCTGGACGAGGTAAAAAAGCTTATTCATACTTCGGGACCATTAGTAAAAATTATATATTAGGTTTATTAATCAAAGACGAAAAATACTTAAGACAAACATCATCTTACGAAGATATGATGACTGATTTTGAGGAACGCCAAGATTTAACTTATGTAATTGATAATGATAGTTTTGTTATGGATGATTTCATCTTAAACCTTATTGAAGGTATCAAAGAAGAAATGAACGACGAAAAACTACCACCAAAAAAGAAACTAAACGAAAACGAAAAGAAAGTAGGTTTAGCCTTAATTTACATATTGGAAAATTGGGAATCTGCTTTTGAAGGTTTTGACGGTGGTTCAAAATATAATAAAAACTCTGTTTTAGAAACTATGAGAAATTACACAAATCTTTCAACCAAAGACATACGTATTGCGATGAAAAGATTTAAAGATTTGTATGAAATCTTAACAAAACGAGGCTTGTAGATATTTATAATAAAAACTAATAACAATGCCTAGAAAAAGAAAACATGATGTTAAAGTAAACAATAACGAATCATTAGAAGGTCTTATGCAAGAAACTTATAATGACGCGTGTTTACAAATCAACGACGTTCAAAGAACAATCAACGAATTAACAACTGGTGTAAACCCAGATGGGGTTGATGATTTGACTAAAATAGCAAAAGAAAAAGGTAACTTACTTAAAGTTAAAGATTCTGCAATAAGAGTAAAATTAGAAATTGCTAAATTACAAAGTGATATTATTAAGAATAGAGGGGATGCTAATGCCGCTATCGCTGAAAGAAGTGATGGAAAAGTATCTTTAGATGATTTCAAATCAATTAGAGAAATGTTTAAGAATAAACACGACAACACAGAAACAGACGAATAACCACGATGAGTATCAAAGATAAAAAACAAAAAGTTTTTGGTGAAATTGCCGCTGCAAAAACAATGGTTTCTGGGTTACCAAAACTAAAAACAACTAATTCGTTCCCATCGGTAAACAATGGGAACGATATTATTTTGTTTTTAAGCGATTTGGTTAAATCTTTGGTGGGTCAAAAAGAATTTGTTAAAGTAATTGTTGAAACTTTAACAAAATATTTAGATAGAATTGAAAAAGATTTAAAACAAACAATAAAAACAGTTTTAAAAAGTATGGTTTCTTGTGGTCTAAACCCAAGTATCCCTAGTTTTTTAAAACCACCATCTGGTAACGGAGTGGTGATTAGTGTTGATAAAATAGATTTTTTTGACCAATTAAAAATAGACCCTAACACACCTGTCGGTGGTTTATTATATAATGATATAACATCACCATTAACTGATAGTAGTGATTTTAACACTTTTTTATATGGTGTTATCCAAGACCCTGATGTAACACATACATGGCAAAATATTTTAGATGTTAAATTTGAACAAAACGGTACAGGAAATAACCCAAACAATTCATTAATCATAAAAGTTAATCCAAGTTATAATAATAAATCAATTAATCAATTAAACGATAATTATGTTGATTCATTAAATATAATTGGCGCGCAAAATATCATAAACAAAATTATCGATATATTATTTGGTTCTATTACGGTTCAAACTCCTAAAACAAGAAAGCAATTAGAAAAAGAAACCGAGATAAATGATATTATAGATAGGTTAGCAAATGCTGATGTTAATAGTGAAATAAATGATGATTATTTTACATTTACAAATTCAGAAATTGCTAGACAACAAGAAATTGCTAACAATAGAAAAAATGGTATAATAAAATTAAAAACTAGCGTTTCGTTTAATGGGTCGATGCCAATTGAACAATTAACTAGTTTTACTGATGAATACAATCAAACATCAAGTTTAGTTGAAAAAAGAACAGTTATCACAAATTCTATAAACAACATGGCTGAAGACTTAGCGTCTCAAACACCAGACAATCAAGACAAACAAACTATCAAGATAAGTTTTGTTGGTGATATGATAAAAAGTTTAATCAAATCAATCGCTAATGTTGTTATTTCACCAAAAATTATTATAATATTTTTAATTAATTTTAAAATATTATATGGTGAAAACGCTGAATACACTGACGCTAAAGATTTTATAAAAAAGAACAGAAGTTTGTTCACAGCAATATTTAAAGAAGTTACTCAAATTATTGTTAAAGAATTAATGGCGTATGCTATGAAAGAAGTGACTAGGTTAGCAGGTGAAGCAGCGTTAATTAAATTAATTGAAAAAACCCAAAATAGAAAACAACAATTATTAAGCCTAGTAGGTGTTTCACAAGAGGCTTTAAGAACAATAAAAGGTTTAATATAATGAGTGACTTAGGTAAAAATGTAAAAGAAAAATTTTCAGAAACTGGAATAAACAAAGAAAGTAATTTTAATTTAACATCAATATACGGTGTTTTAAATATGATTTTATCAGCATTTAAATTACCAGAAACACCAGTGGAACCATTACCACCACCATTGATTATGGTTGGTAGTAATTTAAGACCAGGGGTTTCAAGCAAACAAATTGCTTCTAGAATTATCTCTAGACAATCAGAAGCTGGTTTAGTTGTTGGTGATGTTTTTGCTGACGGTCCAAACACTTCTGAAGCTATGTTAGCGATTCAATGTGAGGAAATAATAAATGCCATATTAACCGAAAGTGTTGTTAATGTTGTCATCCCACCTGGAGTTGGTATAATGGGTGTGGGTATTGGAAACTTAGGTGCGCCAGTATTAATACAAGGTGTTACAACAACTATGGGTATTGGTAATGGAATAATTAGATAATATTATGAATGAAGATTTAGAAGAAAAATCAAACAATGAAATCTTGTTTGAAATAAAACAAATGGAAGCTGATTATGAAGCTTTAAAATTAAAAATGGTTCAAGATTACGATAAATTAATCGAAATTGAAAAACGATTTGAAAGTGCTAATAAAATTATTTTAAAAAGACTTAAAAACGAAGCTTAATGTTAGAAGGTAGTAATAGATTAACTAGAGGTGTAAAAAACAACGACAACGACCCATTAAATTTTCAATATTTAAAATTTGGTGAGGTTATGGCCGTTGATGACCCTTTGGGTTTAGATAGAGTTAAAGTTTGGGTAAAAGGTTCAGTCACAACTGGTGGTGATGACGAGTTATTAGGTGAAGGTGTTAGTGGATATGACGCTTTACCATGGTGTTTACCTTTATTACCAAAACACTTATCAATAAAACCTAAAGTGGGTGAAATGGTGTTAATCTTTTTACTAAACAAACAAAAAGAAAGCGCTGACCGTTTATATATCGGGCCAATTATTTCTCAGTTAAATAAACTTAGTTTTGATTCTGCCAGAACAACTGCGTTGGCTGGGTTTACCTTTGGTCCAGTGGCACCAAACGTTACACCAGCTAATATTCCTGAATTAAAAGGTGTTTTCCCGAACCCAAACGATATTTCAATTCAAGGTAGATACAATACAGACATCACACAAAAAGATAATGAAATAGTTATTAGAGCTGGTAAATTTGTGGAGTCTCAAATCACACAAACAAACCCTTACCCTATTAAATTTAATACGGAAACTCAAGCTTATATTCAAATCAAAAACAAAGTTAATTTACCAAAATTAACTGAAACTGAAGTTTCTGATAGAGTAGGTAGCGTAACCAATATTGTATCAAATAAAATAAATTTTATAACTCATGGTGGTTCACCTAATTTTAACACTACAAATAATGTTGATTTAATATCAACAGATGAATTGGAAAAAATATTAACCACTGCTCATCAATTACCATTTGGTGATGTGTTATTACAATACCTTATTTTACTTAAAGAAGCTTTCTTATCACACGTACATAACGGTAACGGTAAACCACCAACTGATTTAACAATAGATGGTAATAAACAAGCTGTTTTTGAATTTCAAAAGAACGCTGCCAAACTTGAAGAAACTATGTTATCTAAAAACATTAGAATCAATTAATTTTATTAAGTTTTGTGATATTTATAATAAAAACAAAACATGGTAATACGTACATATTTCGACAAAAATAATACTATAATCAGTAATACAATAGCAAACACAGGTTTAAATCCTGTTACTGAATTGTTTTATGGTGGTTATGATGGTATTGAAAAATATAGCAGATTTTTATTTCATTTTGATGAAACTAATTTAAAACAGTTGTACACTGGTGGTACTTATACTGATTTATCGAAATTAAAACATACACTTAGACTTACAAACACTGCATCTTTTGATACTGGGTTATTAAACGGTACTATGGCTGCCAAAGATAGAGCTACTTCGTTTGACTCTCT